AAATTTTTGTAGATCTGTTGCAAAATAATTTTGAATTTCAGTTATTACTAAATTTGAAATATCTGTTGAAGATAATAAAGTTTTTGCAGAATCATATTTTACATTAACTGTTAGATTAATGTAAAAATAATCAGGAGTAATAAATTCCGGAAATATTGATAATACTTGTTTATTTTGCAATACTATATTTTTAATATCATCTTTTGTACTTTGTGTTATTTCATACCCATCATATGGTTTCAACGAAATAATTACCTTACCGTACATTGGGGGATTATTTTCTTCGCCTCCCCATACAGCCACAGATTCCACCAAAGGATAGTTTCGTTCAATTAAAGATTTATAATCGGCTGCAGATACCGCTCTATTCTGAGATGATAAAAATTTAGGTGCTCTAAATTTAATACTATCTATTGTTTCTTTAAACAATCCGCCGCGCGAATTATTGGTTGCTAAAATTGATCCAGTTACAGTTCCGCCCCCAATTACTGTGCTGCAAGTAAATAACTGTGTTATGTTACCAGATACATTTCCAACTGTTCCATTACTTACCAAATAAGATGCAATTACTAAATTATTTCTATCTAATTTTTTACCAATTATACCGTCACCAAAATAAATTTGGTACACCCCAGTAGTAGTTTCTTCTATGAAATAAACATTATCGGTGCCTGTTATTCCTATAACATCCTCAGCTAATGTATATACGGTTTGTGTTGTGTCTGAAATTGAATTTTGTACAACAATTTGTAATGTGGACGTATCAATGTTGTCATTAGGTATAACATATTTTTCGGCTGGACCTGGTATATCCACACTAAATATGTATTCTAATGGAACACCCTCTACGAGTTCAATATTATTGAACGTATACGTTCCCTGATTAGGCTGAATTGTTACTGCGTCTAAATTTACAAAAGTTAATACAGTATCATTTACTGTTGTTGTAAACGGGGTAAATTTGTCTAAAGTTAAAAAAGCAGGAGAGTTTGTTGGGTTTGTAACTACAAAATTTATTTCTGCTCTTGCACTTTTAGTTGATACTGGAGTATATCCTAAGTGTTTTGCAATTGATACAACGGATGCTCGTTTAACTGCAGAATCCAAAAACATATCATTAATAACCATACTTGCAAGATAAGCATTGTAGTGAGTATTGTATGATAAAACATCTAATAAAATAGATATACCGGAACCTTCAAAATCAAAATCTGTAAAATATGGCGCACCATCTTCTGCAGTATAATTCTTTAGAAATTCCTTTAAATTGGATTTAATTGTATCGAAGTCTAATTCTGCAATTCTTAAATTTGCCATTATCGTACTCTGCTAATAGTTGTTGTTACTGTTACTGGCTCTGTTACATTATTAATTGTGAATAGTACCTCAATATCAATAGCATTATTATCAAAATTATCTAAAATATTTACGTTCAAAATTTTTGCTCTTGGTTCAAATTTGCTTATAGTATCTTTTATACTTTTTTCAATTGCAGAAATGGTAGAAGGCATCACATTTTCAAACATCAAATTATTTACTTGACTGCCTATTTCTGGATGGAACGGTCTTTCATAATTCTTTGTCAAAATAAGATTTTGTATAGATGCCTTTACCGCATCGGTATTTTTTCTAGTAAGTATATCTTTAGAATGTGGGTGCGGAGTAAATAACAGATTTAAATCTGTATACCGTCTAACAACTCTGTTTATGGTAGCCATTTTATTATTTATTAAGGATTGATTGTTCTAGAAAGAAAAGATTATAAATACTATCCGTTTTATTTATTACAGCAAATTAACCAACGCATTGCGCTTACCAGGAGACGCTACACTATGATTTGCGAGAGTTCCAATTGGCATTGCCGATTTTCCACCGTTGGGAGCGGCCGCGACATGTATCCATGCAATTGTCCCAGATGGTCTAGTAGCATATTCTAATAATACTTGTTTAAATGGTGTATTATCCTTTATCCATTTGGCAACTTCATAATATTCTGAATAAGATCTACCTGTAAATTGTAAATCAACCGCTTGACCCACATTGTGATCTGAACCAGATGCGCCTGCTCTAAATCCACTAGTTATAATGACATCTGGATATTTTTCTTTAATAGGATCTAACACATTCACTGCTAAATGTTTCAAGTTTCCTACAATCTGTTGTGTAGAAAGCCCGTTTTGCGCCCTGACCGCAGTTTTTGACGCACTTGCTCGAGTAGATACATCCCCCAATGTATAATATTTGGATAACTTTAACGAATCAGGAAAATCTGCATAATTACTAAATTCGCTAGTATCTACTGGTGTAGGGCTCGCATTACTAGAATAAGAATTATCCTCTTCCTCAGACGTTCTTGTTAAAACAGTATCATTAATACTACCGGTTTCCACTCTATTTCTTGCAAGAGAAACAGATTCTTTTTCTAACCCATCTCCTAAGAATATATCCTCGGGTGCATCTGGTCGTGTTAAATTAGGAGTAGCTGCATCGCTAGCATTAACTGTTTTTTCCTCCGGCGGGTCATATACTTTAAGTTTTGAAGATGTTATTGAAATTGCTCCCATCTTAGTTTTAACAGTTGCCGCATCAAGTAATAATTCTAGGCCGCCTTTGATGCTTGCTATTGATGCTGATCCAGACTGTATAGCTGCATCTTTGCTAGCTTTTGCCGCAAATGAACCATCTTTTGCATTTAATGTTATACTACTTCCCTGTATATTAACGGGGCCGTCACTTGTGACTTCTACACTCGATTTTCCTGATAACTTAATATCTTTTGCTACAACTTGTACGGTTGTCGCCGCTTGAACTAAAGTAGACCCATGGCTAACAACTGTGGTGTCCCCGTCTACTTCAATGTCTGCATCATTTTGTACCAATATTTTTGTGGCTCCGCCGACTGTTAAATTATAGGCACCCTTAACATAAACATATCCGTTTCTATCACATACCTCATAATTATCGCCTACAACTTTTCTAACCATTGTACCATTTATATCTATTTCTATATATGTACCCTTTTTATGGTACATGTGAATTCTTTCAGCATTGGGCGTACTATCATATTCTATAACATGCCCGGCTTCAGTTTCAAATACTTGATTAAATGGATATTTTGCATTGTATGCGGATGTAGGCTCATCCCAACTCCCACCTGTTGCTTTTTTAATTGATTTTTTTCTATTTTTTGTTTTAACTGTAAAATATTTGTGAGATTTATCTTCGGTTGCCAATTTATTTGTATCGGGTTTGCCGTCATAATCTACTTTAGGATAAATTTTATTGGGATCTTGAAACCCTACTGTTTTAGCTAAACTAGGATCATTTAACGCGCCAGATGGCGTATTGCGCGGATTATTTGGATGATTTGTAACTGCTGCTTCTTGACTATATTCTGTAGAATTTTCATATAGTGGATTCCCATAGTCATCCAATATAATAGACGATCCTGTAGTTATAGGTGTGCCAGATCCGCTATAAACAGGATTGCCGGAAGATGTTGTTAATATCTGACCTTCGTTTATTTTTTTATTATCGTCTATCTTATCAGCTACCGGATTTTTATCGGGTCTGCCCGTTAATGTACCCATCATAATTGGTTGTTGTTTTTCATCACCATCCAAAAACCAGCCAACTACCCAAGTGCCTTCTACCGGACCTACCGGAGTAGATCCTATACCAGATGTACTGGCGGACGTGATAGGTGTCATTGGCAATGCCCATGGCAAATCTGAAGACGGTAAAATACCTGTATCTTCAGTGTGATAACCAATAATTCTAACCTTACATCTTCCTAATTTTTCAGGATCTTTTCTATCTTCTACTACCCCAAACCACCAAGTAAAATTAGGCGTGCCATATATATGTTTCATTTTTAATACTCAGTAGAACTAATTGGAAAATTTGGAATATCATCTGCAAACGAATCGCGAACAACTTCCATCGACATCATGTGTTTTACGATATTTATTTTATGGTGTATAGATGTTATTAAATACGATCCGGTATATCTATAATCTAAATGATCTTTTGTTATATCTGTAGAATCTGCAGGAGAAACATCTGGAAATTTTAAATTTATAATTCTCCCCGCCTCTATATCCGTTCTGCCATATATTGAAATGTTTAATTTTAATGTGTTTAAATCCTGCAGGTTTGACAATCTGTTGCCGTATATTGTCCCCATTAATTCATTATAGTTGTCTTTAGTATTTGTATGCAGTCCAGCATGGCTAGGATAAACTCGAATATGACTATCAAAATTTCTCAAGACATTATTCTCAGTAAACATTGGCAACGGTCTGTATTGAACCGCATGCTTATATTTTTTAAATTCTGTAACATGATCGTAGTTAGTAATATTGCGTTTTTTCTTTATTAAATCAACTGAAATTAATTTGCTTGCAAAATATCCGTTATCCAAACTAGAAAGATGGTCCAAGCCGTTTAATATTTGTATATTTTGAATTAACGCCATTTGTTCAGATACGTCATCTGTTCCGCGAGAAACACTTGTTGCCGCATATCTATATTCCCCTATTGTAGTTCCCTTATCAAATATATCCTCAATAGTTCCAAAGTAAAATCCCTTAACCGTTTCCCAGAATAAAAAGTTACAAGCTTTTCCGTTACTTGGTATTGCTTTTCGGGCGAGCCAATTTATACACTCAATTGGTGTCCATCCGGGACTAACAAATTTTACAGTATTGTTTGATGTACTATAAACAACAAGTGCAGTTTTTTCCTGGCCTTGTGTTAACGATTCATTTGTGTTATAAATTAAGTTTCTTGGGATAGCAATATTGTCCACAAATATTTTTTCAACTAAATTAGAAACCGTTCCGTTATACGCAGAATACAAAGGCGATAGACTATCCACAAGTGCTTCTTGCGATATAAATTTTAATTTATATAATTGCGTATTTGTATCTCGAACTATTGTTCTGTCTTCAACTGAAGTAATTCTAAATGTTTTGTGAATTTTAGAATCTAAACTAGGAGTCTGCAATTTAATTATAATATATTCTTCGCCTATAATTGGTAAAAATTTAATAATATTTCTACTATCCGATAAAAATATATCTCCAGATATAGAACTACTAAATATACTTTCAAATATATTTAATTCTACTAGATAGTCATTTAACGGAATAAATTTACCATTTGCAACTAAAATAAGTTCCTCAATAGCAACTTCGCCCGGGGATTGTATCCCATCTTGTGTAGATGTACTCATTGATTAATTAAAGCTGTAAATGATGAATCTAGCGACGCTACAATCGAAGGTTTTAGTATATTAATTCTTCGTTTTTGTTCATTTAATAATTCTTCGTGCATCAAATTGCTAACAGGGTACAACCGGCCTGACGGTGGCGCATTTTCGAGTACAACAATAGTCTGAATATTATCGTTTGACGACTCTGTTTCTATTCCAGAGGTTGCGCCATATGTTGAAGTTTCAAATAAAGATCGATATCCCGAAACTATATACTCTTGTTCATTTATATAATGGTGCAATTTATTAATATTATTTTCTCCATATTTGCCCTTACAAAATTCAACTAAATTATAATACGAGAGTGGCCAATCAAATCTAGGATCGATAATATCATTTGACATTAAAACAACCCAATGTAAGTTGGAATCCCCGTACCAATAATTTGCTACTATGTCAGGAGTCTCGCCATCCTTTACATCATATTGATCAAAGAATGAGCCTGTTTGCGATATTTCTGTAGATAATTTTATTCTTCTTAAAATATCGGGCACGAGCTGAAATGTTGTACCGTTGTCCAATGTATACGGTAAAAGCGGAAATTTTTGAAAAAACATTCTTACACACCCTGTTCTCGTATATTTTCTCTTGTTTGCAAATCCAATTCTCTAAAACTTAGAATCACATTTATTTCTGAAGGTGCACCATTTGAAAAAGATGAAAATTGGTCACCCCCGTATTCGATTGACATATCTGTCAATGCGCAACTTGTAATTTTGTTAAAGTATCCATTTTCTTGATTATTGTAATAATATCGTATTTCAAATTCAGAAGGATAAATATAGAAATAACCACCTGCAGATAATTCGGGGTGCATATGTTCTTTAAATTTGTCAATTATGCTATACACTGCTTTAACTTCTGTTACGTTTCTTGGCATAAATTTATACCTAAAATTAAATTTTCTATAATCTATACCTTCGAAAAACACTTCTCTAAATGGATTTGTTTTAACTTTCGCCCCCAACTGTACAATATCCGAAAG